TGACGAAAAGCCCCTCGAGTGAGGGGCGGAGCGGTTAGGTGGAAGCAGCTAGCGGTTAGGTGGAAGCAGCTAGCGGATAAAGCCGTAGTTCGACATCCTTAACATGGTTTCCGCCAAGGCTGACATAACTACCCTTTGTAACGGGCATACTAAACTTGCCGCCGCCATTAGCCCACGGAACTAGCGACTGAGCCCCGGGGCCAGCCGCATAGCTGGATTCATTCGTTCCGGTAAATGAGACAACAAGAACGCCGTCGTTAGGCATTACGCCCTGATAGATAGAGCCCCAATCGTCATTAACGTCGGTTCCTGTCATCACTATTGGAGAGGCTCCCCAGGCAGGTTGGGCAAAATGCGCGGCTTCGGTTTTTGTTGTTCGGGTATTCAGTAATAACTGGAGGAGCGACTTCAGCATGATGCACCTCCTACAAGTGAAGTGCTACGTTGCCCCTTCGCTAGGAACGAATTTTGCCTCAAGCGGTTGCTGATCGTCCGTCTCGCAATAGAGACTAACGGTATTCCCCTTCCGAACCGGAGTTGTAATTCTGAGATAACCTTGAGAGTTAACGCAACACGTTCCCAGCTTTCCGGTAATGCCGACATTGACCGATGGCCGGTTTCCGCCGAATGTAATCCATCCATCACTTGGAGGCGTATAAAGCTGAGCCTGAGCGTGGTTAACAAAGAACGTTGTTCCGGGATTTGGGTTTGAGAAAAGACCTTGACTTCCGACCCATTCCTTTTTGCTAGTAAGGAACTTCTCCGCAAAGAGCTGTACAAGCGACTTAAGCGACATAGCACATCTCCTTGCAGAAGAAGTTGGTTAAGAGCTTGATACCCCCCCCGATAGTTTTAGTAAACCAACATTCAATGTTTTTAGCCTCTCTTGCGCATAACGTAAAGACTTGCCCTTTTGCTATCGGACAGGCGCACAAAAGAATGTCCCCTACAACTTGTGGAGTTGTAAAGACATTTACGTTTGGGGTTTGAGCTGAGGCAATACAAGTGGCTGTATCTGCCGTAAACTTTATACAAGCGAAGCCGTCAGTTGGGGCAACTCCATTGCAGACAGCGCCCCAACCGTCAATAGAGGTAGTTGTCGGAGTTAGCGCCACGTTGTCGGTAGACGGCATAGCCTGATGTCCTACAAGCTCCGATTCTTTTTTGCTGTAGAACTTTGAGAGAAGGAGGCTCAATGTGTTCTTTAACATAATGCGCCTCCTGTGGAAAGAAGGTTAAGCGTCTGAACTTGCTTTGTAGAACCAAAGGGAATAATCCGATGTGTTTCCGCCTCGGCATAAGAATTTAATAGTGGTTCCTTTTTTGACGTAACAGCAGAGACCACACCCAGCGGTGTTTCCGTTGAGGACGGAAGCAAGTGCCATTTGCCCATTATCGATTTGAATTTCAAGAGCTGAGACTGTGCTTGAATTGCACCGAGAAGTCGCCCAGCCGTTGCTCGGTGCAACATAGCTAAAGAAGTCCGTGGTGCTTGTGCAAGGAATGTTTGTGCCATTGCGGACAATCGGAGCACACTGTTCAGAAACCCAAGACTTTTTACTTTGCAGAAACTTCTCTGCGAAAAGTTGGATAAGGCTCTTAAGCATGACAGAGTCCTCCAAACAAGGCGATTATACCCCCCCCCGAGTGAAACGGTCTTACTTAGATAAATAATGACATCCTTCATGCTACTACCTTGAACAGTCCAGGTTTGCCCTTTTGCAATAGGAATAGTCGTTGCTAGACGGGCGCCCTCCCACGGGAAAGTTAGATTGCTCGCGTATCCTGCTGTAGCTATTCCAATAATTGGCACTGCACTTGTACTAGTACCCGTGAAAAACAAATATCCATCGTATGCAGCTATTCCAGAAAAGGCTTGGTCTGTCCACTCTGAGCCGATTGTTCCATTGTCAACTAATCGAGTGTATTTGTCGGAAGGCATTGCACTGTGTGCCGCCTCCTCCGGTGTCGTTCGACTATCCAGCAATCGTTGAATAAGTTGTTTTAGCATTTAAGCTCCTTGCCGAGCCTAAATGCTCGGCGTTGTTAAATTGGACAGAAGTAACAGTAGATGGTTCCCGCTGTTAGCCCATAGTGGTATTGAATCTTCTGTCCCTTCTTAAAGTATTGATAGGCTGAGATGTTGTACCCATTGTCGGGATACCTCACTAAGGTCGGCCAGTCAGAAACTCCTTCTGCCCGTATTCCCACAAAGTTGGCCTGAGTGCCATAACACCAGGCTATCCCATCTGCTGGAGTGACGTATTCAAAGTACCCTGTTGCCGTCGATGTTTTGACAACCACCGAACCCGTCAAACAGTCAGATATGCCTAGCTCAGTTGGTCTCTTACCATAGATACTACCCCCCCCGTTTACAGCCCGTTTAGGAACGAGCTGATTTACAAGCAACTGAATCAACTGTTTAAGCATTGAAGCCTCCTCTCATGTTTTGTCTAGCGTCAACTTTCTGCTGTAGCTCGTATGCAAGAGCTGTCGGAAATACGGGCCAGGCCACGAACGGGAAACCCTCGACTTCAGGCAGGTTTCTTAAAGCCTGTCTGTAGGTTTCTAAGGCAGTTCTGTCGGCGTCCTCAAGGGCAGAACGTTTGGCTCCTGCTGATCTCGCAACAGTAATATCCGGCAGTTTCACATAATCGTCTGTGTCGCTGATACGAGCGTTTCTTTCCGCTTTGATCTCGTTGCTGTAGCGCTCTTTGCAAAATTCATCTGAGTTTTCCGGAAGCTCTGCCTGTGTGTAATATTTCCCATCAGCGCTCTGATACAGCTCGTCAGTAATCAATTGAGATTTGACTGCGAACTGCTGACCAGATTTGAACTTGACTTTGGCTTTGCCGATCAACGGTTTTTCCAACACCTCTACCTTAAGGTTGTCGGCTTTCAGGTCAGGCGTTGTGAAGGTATAGAGGTCATATCCATACTGGAAACCCTCAGGGCGGTTGAGCGGTTCAATCGGGATTTCCTCTTGAATCGTGTTCCCCTTCAGGTACTTCTTATCCACCAGTGCGATAAGCTCGATTGAGCAAGGCTCGACATGGAACCCCTGAACGTCCGACAAGGACGTGATTCTGCCGTTGCCCATCTTCACGCCGTACTTCGCCACGGGTTTGGATAACGCCTTGGTTAGGTACTCAGCTTTGATTTCAGATAATGTAGTCATACTGCTCCTTATGAATCAGATTCTTCTTCGAGGGCGTCGATTTCCGCTTGTGTCGCGCCGTTGTCTAAACAGAGTTGTTTAAGAATAGGGATGAGATAGGCGTCCACTGCTGCGGCAAATGAGGCTGTGACCCATGCAGAAATCGAAGCGGCAAAGCCCGAGGCCCATCCGATATTTGCACGTGCGATTTCTTTCTCATTGTCAGAGAAGGATTGACTGGCTACTCCAACACGTTTATCTAAAGCCTCACCAGTCGCCTTTGCATCAGCAAACCCGCCAGCAAGTTTTAACGACGTGTCCGAAACAGGTTTATTAGTCAGGTTGTTGTAGTTTGTTGTTCCCGCTGGCCCCGTGGGCCCCGCAGGCCCTTGACTGCCCGCTACACCTTGCAAACCGCGGGGGCCGCGGATATTAACTGTGCCTGGGTTGCTAAGGCTTCCGTCATTAGTCCAAGACAAGTCACCATCTGCGCTAACGGCGGGTGTAAACGTCACACCTCGGGGCCCTTGACTTCCCGTGGCGCCCACACTGCCCGCGCTACCTGTATCGCCTTTTCCGCCTTTCGCGCCGAACAAAACCCAGTAACTTGTCTGGGAGCTCGGAATATAGTTGGCTGGCACGTCTTGGACGGCCAAGTAAACATTCCCGTCCGTGTAGCGGACAAAATCAAAGGCAAGATAGGTGGCCGTGGAAACCCAGTCACCTTTCCAGACTGGCCGAACTCGGCCTAAATTTAAAGTAGTCATTCTGTCACCGTAACTGTTAATTCACCGTTCGTATTGATTGAGAAATCTGCTGAAGTGTCCAGGCCGACGTAATCAAGTTTTAAATCTGCTCCGTCAATGCGGAATTGGCCGAACGCCGTGGCCCACGGGCTACTGCCCATTGGTCCTTGGGGCCCCGCACTTCCGACCGGTCCCGGACTGCCTTGCAAACCCCTTTCACCCCTTTCGCCTTTCGGGCCGCGAATATTTACGGGTGCTGGGTTTGTAAGGCCCTTGTTGTTCGTCCAGGAAATCTCACCTTCAGTGCTAACCGCTGGCGTAAAAGTTGCGCCGCTACTGCCTTGAGGCCCGATACTGCCTGAATCACCTTTCAAACCCTGGGGGCCACTAATCGTTGTGATGATTCCAGAGAGTTCGCACGTGCTGGAGCCAACATTCAAGACCCTAAAGATCTGTCCGTCAGCGTTCATCACGTGGTCGCCAACTTTAATCAGCGTGGCTGGCACGATTGCTGACGTGTTGACCGTGCCGCCTGCTGTAGCAGTCGCACAATAGCGATAAGAAAATGCCGCCTGTTTTGCAATCTCTGCTGCTTCCGTTGCTGTAGCAGCCGCGGCCTCAGAATCGAGTTTGAATTGAGCGGCGGCGGTTGCTGAATTGCTTGCTACCTTTGCGGCGTTCTCTGCGATATCCGTGGAAGCATCGAGGTTTTCCTGAGCAGATGTGGCAATGTCAGCAGCGGCTTGTGCCTTCTCTGCAGCGGCCTGAGCTTGTGCGGCGTATTCTCCAGACTTAGTAGAGTTTTCTAGGAGTATTTCGCCGTACTCTTCACCTTCCATGCCTGAGGAGGCGGGAGCAACTGCGGCGCGGGAGAGCTTCTCTTTTAACTGCTGAATCTGCGCTTCTGTGCGGTCAAAGTTGACGTTGATGTCATTCGGGTTGAAATCCCCTTCCGCGTGAAGATCAAGCTCCTGCGTGTAGGCCACATTAGAAAGAATCGTGACCGATTCCCCGTCAGCAAGGAACTCGTCAAGAGTGATGTAGCCGCCAATGTTGGCGGTTTGGTCTTCGTCCCAGGTAACTGTATAGTCTTCACCCTCTTTCAGCGTTTTGTCCACGCCCTCCTTGCTCGTGCGGATTACGAGCACATTGGAGGACGCAAATATCTTGAAGTCAAAATCAACTCGGGAGATACCCAAGCCTGTTACAGGGCCCACCCGTCGCGGAACATCTGGCAGCATGAAAACACCTCATTGTTTAGAAGTATTCTCATGTCAACCAGATTGTTGATGCGCACACCTAAACTTACTTGAATAAACCGAAAGGATGCGGCCAAGGATCGGGATGTTTGGCCACTCGAGGAGCGCGGCGGATTCCTCTTTCGTTTCTCCAGAATCCTTGCCCCGTTCTCTTGCGCGTGTTCTTCTCCATGCGTTTTCTGTAGCCAGGGCTTAGAAACTCGCTCAATTGATTGAGCACCGTATGATCCAGAACGGCCTTAACGTACCAAATATTAATAAATGGCAAATTACTCTTTGCTAATCGCCAGGCTTTTGCTCCCCCATCTCCACCGATTTTGGTTGCATCCCAAGTCTCACTGGCAGAAAGAATTGTCCCAATTACAGGCCCCATGAAGTTGATGTAAGCAGAATGTCCATACTTTGAATCATCTGTAGCATTAACCAACAAGTCTCCGATAATACCTGCGCCCCCGCCTACTGTAAATGCAGAAATCCAGGTGTCAATAGCCGCTGGATCCTCTAAGTCCTTACCAGCAATAAGGGTCTTGATCTGATTCACACAATATCCCATGAGGGTAGTACCAATTATGAGTGTTGCTAGGTATTGGCTCTGGGCCGCCATGACCTGGCGCTTCGTTCCTCCCTGTTCTCGGATAAAGCGTCCTTTGTCTCTAAGTCTGTCAATGTGTGCACTGACCATTCCTAACGGGAAAGACTTAAACATCATGAAGGATTTGATAACTTCTCCCGTGGGATCTCCTCTTTTATGGCCGCGGTTTGATGCGGTTCTCGTTGCTAGGTCCGGTTGTAACGAGGCAATTTGAGCTTCATTGGTGAGCACTGACATTAGTTTGCCAGCGGCAATATAAGCATCATTCCTCGTGGCTCCGATTTTTGCCAGATCTGCATCAGAGATTTCTTCAATGGCTCCACGTGTGAGCATTTCACATCCGCGATAGTTGTCCGTTTTGGCAAGCTGAAAGAGTTTGTAATCCTTCTCTGTAACGTCATACTTCTCAAGAATAAATCTGTCCCAGGCGTCCAGATTTCCCCAATCTTTATTACGGGTGATCTTACCTATGGCGCCCATCATGGTCATGGCATAAGCACGTCTCACGCCATTAGTCCATTGAGAAAGTAAGGACATGTACATAGTTGCGTTGGCAAGTTTCCCAGACCAGCGATAACCCACACTTTCAGAAGTCCATCGGCACAAACTATTAGCCAGGGTATCTCCGATAATTCCGGCCCTGGTAGCAAACTCTCTATCAGATCTTCCCCAGATTGTAAGGATGTTTCTAAAGGCTGTTCCCCATGGCAGTTTGGTGTAACCCGTTGCATGGAAGTAAGAAGGAATATCTGTTAGGGAAGTGATAAATGCTTGACCAAGTTTTCCCCAAACCTGCATGTTTCGTAAAGTTTGAGAAACCTCAGCAATACCTTCATGGTTAGGAATAATTGTTGATGTTTCTCCGTTTAAATTGGACCACATGTCTTTAACTGAAACAAAACCTGGGCCATACATATCCTTGTGCCCTTTGGTGCTTTTTGTGGCCCTTTTGAATTCAGCGGCTTCTTCCGCCGCTTCCTTGTATAAAGTATTGAAGGCCGTGTTTGGAGAAGGTCCCATTTGTTCAAGCAGAGCCGTATCACTAGCCATTGACCTCGCATGTCCCAACATTGTTCCGACAATAGAAGGGTTTCTAGCAAATATTTCGTGATACTGAAAGAATGATTCAGCGTCCTTGAAAAAGATTGCTCGGTGTTTGGCGTGTTTGTCTGCAAAGCACCCGCTTCTGCTCCCCGCAACTCGTGATGCACCCGTTGCTGTTTTCCCGCCTGTAATGTTTTCGTACATGCTGCCGAGAACGTCCTTAATCTCTGCATCGTTTAACGGGATTCCTTCATCGTCCACGTATCGAGATTTATCAATTCGGTCAAACAAGAAATCCACCCAGACCGTCTTGTCATCGCCTTTATATTTGTCACGATACTTCTCATTCTTTTCTACTAATTTTTGTGCCTTTAAGACCTTGTAAGAATCGTGAGACTGAGGCATGTGCCAGTCATCACCAAGATCACCGACATCCCCACCTGCGTTGTTGAATCGTTGCCGCCATTCGTTTGATACTTCTCTCCATACTCTGGCGGCGTCCTTCGCGGCCTTGTTGCCAGTGTCTTCTCCAAAACACTCTTTAACGAAGGCTAGCGCAGTATCTCTATCTTCCATAAGTCCGAGCCATTTACTTTGTATGGAGCTGATGGCCTTAACCATCTGGCCCTGATATTGCTCCTCCAGGCCAATCACATACCTATTCACATCCTCCAACACTCGGCCGACAGACTTAAAAGCCTTCTCACCGTTTCTGACATATTTTTCTCTGTTGTTTTCCAAAGCGGCCTGGGCAACAATTTGTTGTTGCGCTCTAATGCGTCTTTTTGCCGCCTTGTGTAAATAGTTTTGGGCAAGCCTCTCAGCCGCCTTTTGCGCTATCTGGTCACGTGTCCAGCCAGCGGCCTGAGCTTCTTTTGTACCTGCGACATATCTAAATTCACGGCGCATATCGGCAAGCCAGCGCTTAGATTCTTCCTCTCCGAACTCTCTTCCGAGGACGCGGCTAATTACGGATCTGCATTCCGGTTTCATTGGGTCCATTGTTCTTGCCATGATTAAAGTATCCCTTTGTTTTTAACCACACACATCATCGCCTCGCCTTGGGCGTGGGCGTCTTTCTCTGCTTGCTTCGCTTCCCTTTCGGCTTCATTCCAAAAGTCCGCTACAGTCATTTCTCGAGTTCCTCCGTTCTCATCCTCAAGGGAAATCTTCATGTCTGGATGGTCTCGAAGGGCCGTTTCATACTGAGCCTCCAAACTAAATTCACGTCCGACTTCTGGCTGAGGTGAAAGCGTGGGCTCAATCCTTTCTCCAGTTAGATCGGCCACGACCCGTTTGATCGGTTCCCTTACTTCCTCTGGCAAAGCGTTCACTACTTGATTCATGACGTTTTGCTGTGTCTGCACTGCATCAGTTGTTCCCTGGGTTGCGTCTCTAACCTCTTGACTTTGCCCAATTCCATCTGTTAAATTGGTTTTGACACTAGTGTCAGTGCCTCGCGTAGTGAGCTCCCCGCCTTCGTGCGGGACGGAAGCTCGAGAGCTAAGGTTGGAAGGCGCGCGAGTAATTCCGGATGCTGGGGGTTCATACTCAGCATTCGGGGCCACAACTTCTCTCTTCTTCGATAACGGAGAACCTTTAGCTTTCCCATTCGCCCTTGTCTCAGGATTTTGGATATAGAAAGTAGCCAACGTCCTTTCTTCTCCGTCGGATTTGAACGGTCTATCAGCTAGAACAAGTTCCCTATTGTTAATAACAACTCGCCAAGTCCTGTTCTTCTCTCTTTCATTCCGTCTGGGGATCGGATCGTACTCTCTAACAATGGTAGGGATTTGTCTTAAATCCTCGTCCGTCACCCTAAGATTTTCGTTGCTTTCGTCTTTGGAGTGCTTAAGCCAGATTTTTACTAGGCCGAAGGGTGTATTTAATTCCGCAAATTGTTCCTGCGGTTTATTTGTCTTTCGATACCATCCCCTTCTAATCGTCATTCCCTGAACATCTTCGGGCTCGACTTTTGCGAGGATTTCTAAAGGATCGCCCTTGGCTTCCTCCCGGACCTTATGCATCGCCTCAACAATTCTTGCCTTTTCTTGTTCTACACGGGCCTGATCGACTGCGTTTTCATTTACGGATACGCGCTCTCCATCATCTATCTGGGCCTGAGCGCGATATTCATTTTCAATGGATTGGTTCATATCGCCAGCTTTTTCACTAACGAGCTGATCCTTATTGACAGTGTCGGCAACTTGTTTGGTGCGGGCGGCGTCAACTACTGCTTCATTTGGAGTTGGATAGCGGTTGGCAATGCGGCCTTGTAAATCTTTGAGAGCATCATCCCTGGTCAGCTCACCGTTGCCGAAAAGGTCAAAAGAGCCCTGATCCGCGTTTCCAGATTCCCTCAGACTATCGATATGTTCTCCCAACACGTCCACTACATGCCGATTTGTCCGAGAATCTTTTGCGAAAAGTTCAACGATTGCATCAGCATAGGGATCTTCATCAAACTCTTTCTGTGCGGCAATGTCCTTGAGTTTGAATCCTTTCTTGTAGCCTTCCAAAATCTTTGAAGCGGCTCGGATAATCGAAGGAGTGATATCCAGCTTATTGCCTTCCAACTGCGCCACCTTCGGCGCCAATTCCATGAGCGCCTTTAAAACTAAACGTGCTTCTGGCTTGTCCACCTCGGTAACCAGATTAATGAGCGTGTCGTTTTTGTAGGCCTTGGCAAAAATAGCTGCTTCGGCCCTATCTCTTGCCGTCTTATTCGCTTTTCCTGACTTACTGTCAATGAGTTCGGCCTGCTCTTCTGCTGGGAGCATTTTGATGAAATTGACAACCGTCTGATCTGTGATGCGGCCGTCTTCATCGAACTCCAGCTTTTCAAGGTCGATTCTCTCTGCGTCGTTCTTCGCACGCTCCCTCAAGGACATTCTGGACACACCGCTTGTGTTGGTCTTATCCGCTAAGTCCTTCGTCACATCTTTGGGGTCAAGAACTCGAACAAGAATAGGCTTCTCCATTCGGGCTATTTCATCGCCATAAATTCCTGTCCTTCTCTGGTCTGCTACAAGGTCGGCCTTGTATTGGCCAGCAGTGCCTTGAGCATAAGCATCTTGCAATCCGGCAATACGGCCATTCCCTGCGATAGCTCTAGGCCCTTGAATATTAGGGTCTGTATAGGCTGGGTTCTTATGTCCTGTAATATCGTTGGAAACTAAAACAGAATCTGCCTCAACGACTGCGTAATAAACATCATAGGATTTGTCCCCTGAGGCGGCTGTGTCCGTGTGACCACGCCTAATTGCAGGAATATCTCCAGCGTATGTGATGACAGGTGCACCTTCTGCCAATAAAGGAGAAGTTCTTAGAAGTGAGTAGCGCGGGTTTGCGGATATGGCCTTCATCTGCCGTACTGAGGCATTGGTGCTTCTGTCACGGTTCTGCAATGATTCAAGCGTTTCCGTGTTCAGCTCGATAGGGTCGGTCTTTTCTTCTGCTTTTTTGGCGGGCTTAAATTTAATCCTTCTGTTTTTATTGAAAAGGATCGCGCCCATGATGCCTCCGATACCTACCGAGGCGGTTAATCCAGCAGCATCTAAAGGATCGTATTCTTTGGCAATGTCCGAATAATTGGCATTCTGCAGAATGTAATTAATGATTCCTTTTTCTCCAGAATCCATTACAGCATTAGCACCTGCGCCCCATGCAGCAGATGTCAATCGGGATGGATTGAACTTTCCAGCAGGAGCCGCGCCAGGCAGTAATAATCCTCCAGATGTCATCACACCTGAGGTGATACCGGCCTTAGTCGCAACTTCTGGCTTTACGCCTTTATCTCTGAGATTCCCTGCTTCGTTGACACCATAATCAACACCAGTAAGGATGGCGCCGCCAATCGGGTTAAAGCCAGAAATAACTGAATATCCGAGTTGCTTCAAACCCATTACACCAAACCCGTAAAGGATTTGACCCGCCATTCCCGTTGTTTCGGGTTTGGGCGTGTAGTCCTCCCTAACCACACTTCTGCGCTCTTTTGCTTTCGTTTCAAACTTCTGCGCGGCCTGCTCTTTAAGGTCCTGTGCCTTCATGATGTCATCGCTGGTGAGCGCGTCTTCAAGAGTGAACCCGCTTTCATCTTCGTTCGGTTCACTGCGCATGAACGAGCCCAAAAGATCCAGGCCAGCAGCTAAGGTTGAGTTTCCTGCGGCAGGGAGAATGTCCAAGGCGGCCTCTCCCATACCGCTAAAAAATCCTGCTTCTTTCTTCTGCTCGGGGATCTGAGTTCCGTCCAGGCCGATCTGGTATCGGGATGTGCCGTATCCAATATTGTTAAAACTGTAAAGGCTCGACATGATTCTCACTCGTAATCGTAATCTTGGTCATTCTCTAAATTCGAGGTCTTAAGGGCCGCGTCCAGAATCACGTCAAGATCCTTGTTGGCGGCGTCAATGGCTTTGCCAAAGTCCAGAACGACAGGTGCTTGATTGGCGGAATAACGGACATAATCTGTACCGTCTCTAATGAGATACTTCCCATCGTCCACGCATTCAAGCTGGGCCTTCGGCAAGATTTCTGTGAGCTCTCCAAGCGTGGTCTTCCCGCCTCTAAACTGCACACTGGTTTTGTCGTTTGCGTTTTGTCTTGAGAAGACGGCCACAAGACTTCTCATGGACGCATTCGTATTTCGAGGCATGAAGACCCTAGCTCCGTTAAATTCCTCGTTTCTTCCGTAAACGTCCTCAACAATTTCTTCAATGGATTTCCTATCGCTGTCCATTGTTTGTCTGTAGGCGTAAATACCTCGGATCAATTCAACGGCCTGGCGGCCTGCTTCAGGCTGGCCAAACAAGCCTCTAATCTCTTTGCCAATCTCTTCATTAACTGCTGACTTGCTCGTATCTGGATCAGCCTCTTTATTGGTCAAGAAGGCGTTCCCTGCCAAGTACTCTTTCACATAGCCTTTATTGACTGCATTAGCGCTCGTGGCTAGGGCCAGGGCCGAGCTCAGTTTTGTTGGCCGTCCGTCTTTGGTGAATTGGTTGATAAGGGTTCTGGATGCTGTCGCACCTCCTTGTTCCTCAACAAGCCCTGCAATGGCAGAAACAATCGGAGCGGCCTGATCCGCATTCATCTTTTCCAACGTGTCATTTAATCTCGCAGCCTCCTCATTTGTGAACAACTTCATAGACTGCGGAGCAATAGCGAAACTTTGACCGATAGATTCAAACTGAGATACACGATTGGAAACCTCATTTAGCGTCTTGGCCAATGGCTGATTAAAGTCTTCTATGGTCGTCAATCCATGGGCTGTGACATGATTGATTGCAAAAGACATCGGATCACTGTCTCGCTTTTTAAGGACTGTCTGAGCCGCTTTATCCCATGTTGCCTTCTGCTCTATTCTGTTCGCGTACTCCGGATCATCCTTCTGAGGCATTAGCGACTTGCTGATGGATAAAATTTCTCCATTGGACATCCCAGGCATTTGATACATGTACGAATTTAGCTGAGCCTGCTTTACGGCCTCCTGATGCATGCGTACTCCGTCATCCTGGCCATAAACACCAATGAAGTCAGAAATATCCGGAAGGGTGCTGATGTCTCCTTGGGTCAGCGCAAGAGAAAGAGCGTTGTCCACATTCTTTTTCAGCTCGATTCTCTGTTGTTTGAGGTCTTGACCCATAGCTTGTTTGGCGTGCTGCATAATCCAGATTTTTTCCGGATCGTTCAGGGCGTCAAAGACTTCAATCCCTGTTTTCACCTTCGGGTTAAAAGCAAGGTCTGCTGCCGTCAGTCTTGGCGCCTGATCTGTACCTTCGCTCAAGAGTTTGCCGTTATCATCGCGGCGCTCACCGTTCGGACCAATAAAGATGTTTTGGCCGTTCTCGACTACCCAGCGTCCGCCAATATTTCTCTTCCCGTCGACATATTGGCTTTCCTCGGAGAATGTGTGGTGGTTCGGCTTCTTGAATGTGTCTGGGAAGTGGCCGTTCTCAGCCTGAGCTGCTCCTGCTTTCCAGGCTCCTCTAAGGTCATAGTCGTAAACATCACGCTCATGGCCGATCTTCTTAGCCCAGGCTTGATACTGAGCTTCTTCTTCGTCAGTAAGTTTCGTGTTGTAGAAATCGGAGAAGTCGTTAATGTCCTCTTTTCCCAGAGCACCCTGGATACCCGCGATAATCGTGCGCTCGGAGTAAGGTACATCCCCGATCTCTTGTTTCATCATCGCGGTGACGACTTTCTTTAAGACCTCAGGATCTTTCAGATTCAATCGTTCATTGGATTTATAACCCGTGGCGTGGCTTACGTTGTCAACGTATGCACCCATTGTCAAAGAATCTGCTGCGGCAAACCGAGACAAAATGCTTTCAATAGTATTGAGGCCATACTTATTGGCATAAGTCTGAATGACCTTCACGCCAGCGCGAATACCATCTTCAGGACGAGCAAAGATTGCATGACCTCTTTCATCCTGCCCAATGAGCCCCTTCCATTTGTTGCCGAATACTTTCACATTTAACGGATTACAGCCCTTGTAACCGGACGTATTGAGAACCTTGTCCGAGACTTTCGGCGGAGTTCCTATGCCCGCCTGAGCCGCTGATTGGCGCAACACGTTGGGATCCGTATTGCCGAATACCCTCGCAGTAGCTCCTGAAGTGAGGGCTACGGCGGTTGGTCCATTAAGTCTTCGCATAATCTGCACAAACTGCGGAGCAGAGCGCTGGAATAACATCTGGTAAGTTCTGCGTCCGACATCAGCAGACATCTGTTTTGATCCGTCAACTTGAAAATGTCTAAATGCGCCAAGAGGATCGGCCATAGAAGCATTGCTGTAGGCACCTGCATAGGCCAGAGACTTATAGGCGTTCTTCTGGCGCTTCAATGTTTCATCATCCCAGCCTTCCATCCTGCCTTGGTAGTCGATTTCATTCATCAGGCTGGCCATTGTTCTCTGACCGTCTGGAGTAAAGCCGCCTAAGGCAAACTCCTCCACGAGGTTGTCTGCATGGTCTTTAGAGGTCTGAGCCCGCCAGCGGATGTTCTGCTCGTTGCGATAGACGACTGTCTTCTGTCGGACGGAATTGAGGCGCTGCAATGCGTTGGACTTAAAAGCCTCTTTGACATCAGGGTCATCAATCTGGCTCAAGTGTTTGTCATAAATAGACTGAAGATCAGATTGCGCCTGATCCCACGACGTCACGGCGTTCTTGCCTTGCTGAGAGAAATAGCCCTTCTCTGGGTCGTACAGCGTTGTCTGTACTTCCTTGTTGTAAGCGTCCAGCTGTTCATCAGCCCGCGCTTTCACAACGGTGTCACGGTGATAGGCCTCAATTTTGACAGCGCTATCTGCAATCTGTGACCACGGCTGTAAGGCCCTGTTCATGACATTCTCATAGTCGAAACTCGGGCGGACGTTATCAACGGGAGCGCCGAAACCTCTTCCACTTTCGACTACTCCAGGCACATTATTTTCATACTTAGGGACGATTGGCATTTTTTATCCTCTGTAGTTCAGAGAGAAGATGTTTTTAGTTGTCGGATAGAGCTGTGTCGTTTTGACTGTCTGGCCTAAAAGGAGATTGGGTTGTGCTCCTGATATGGCGTCAATCCTGTTCATGTTGGGCTGTGCGCCTGAGATTGCGTCAATCTTGATTCCCGGATCGGCTCCCGATACGGCGTCAACTTTGATTGGATCATCGGGTTCAGATGGCTCGGCGGTTTCAGTTTTAGCGGCCATATCCATCAATTTTCCGTATGCGAAGGCCATACCCATGTTCCCTGCACCGATTAAGAGAGAATCGGTGAATGCTCGGGAGGCGCTCTTCTTATTGGCTAGGCTCATGAGTGCTTGGTTACGGTAGTCAGTCTCTTTTGCACGGTATCCCCACGCCTCGGTTTTGGCGTTAGATTCAAGCCTGTTGAGGTTGATCTTTTTCACAATGTCCGTGCTGGCCAATTGCTCCGCAGCTGATCCGACCCCGATTGCCACGCCATTTGCCGCCAGTGCGACTTTCTGCCGCGCCTTCATTTGAGCGGCTTGCATTGTCTCTCGCTGATACTCACCCTCAGCCGCGAACAATCTCTGCTGATAATGCAGATTCATTGTGTCCGCGTTGATCTTGGCTATGTCTGCCTGAGCCTGTGCAATAGCATTGTTGTACTTCGTGATGCTCTTCGCACCGAAGGCGTTAAACAGTGTGGAAACACCTGTAGAAATAAGGCCCAAGGTGCCAAAAGAGAAACTAGATCCGGCCATAAAAAATCCTCCAACTCAGCATAGATATTGGAGGATTCCAAGAGCGTGATGCGCACTACACCACGTCGCAGGTCACGGTAATACTGGAGATTTTCAGCGGGAGCGGGGCGCTCTGGCGAATACACACTTGACCGTCATCCGTCCATGAAGCGGCGATATCTACTTCAAACTCTCCGTTCCTCTTCTTCGGCGGGGTACCAGGTGTTTCCCGTCCGCGTGTCGGCTGCTGATAGAGGTCGTCGAAACTCGAGCCAGCCAGAATGCTCGCTGAATCAATCATTCTCACTGCCACTCCGCTGATGTTCTTCCTGTGGTTACTACCGAAAGAAAGATCCTGAAGCTGTAATGCAAGAGGTAGGGTCTGAATATCGGAGTTATAAGGCAAACCAATATGAACCTTGGACGCCGCTCTTCTCAGCGTGATCTTGCCGTTCTGCACTACTTGATCCGGCACACAATACCCGTCAGCCAGGATGGAAACCTTCATCCCATTCAGCCAGCTAATGCCAGATATTTCGGTCTTGGCTGGGCCTGAGTAGGTGCCCGCACAATCCATGAAGAGATAATCTTCATCTTTGTCAATGATGTACTCGTTCATGCGCTCAACAAACCTTACGGTGTTGTCTCCGATCTTGCGCTTGGTCACGACATAAAGAATGTCCTCATTGCTCTCTGGCACCACTGCACACGATTCAAAATCGCCCTGGGTCTCGTGCTGTGCAAAAGCTCCGACTTGTTGTTCTGGCACGTATGTGAAGGAGATTAGTTTGCCTATGTCGTTCACGCACCAGAATATGCTGTAGGGAGCCTTGGCGTATGCAATATCGACAACTTCGTGATGATCGAAGAGGTGGGCCGCTCTCAAACACACATCGGAGGTAATATAGCCGCCAGCCTGGTAGCTGTAGCCGAGTTCTCTCAGGTGGCCGCCTCGAGCTGATGCAAAGATCATCGTGTTGTTGATAAGGACCGGTTTTGTCTGGCTGGAGCCGACATAAGACTGAGGCCGCACGCTCATAGATTCAGGCGTGATGGCGTCCGAGTTTACAGGACTAACTCTCCATTCCCCGCTCGCTGTCAGCATAAGGAGCTGAGACAAGGGGACGATATGGCGGATTCTGTTTGAATCCTGGCTCGCTACCCTAACTTTGATTCTGTCTGTGGATTGGGACGGGAGGGAGTAGCCCATATCTGTTTCAGTGCCCGTCTTCGTTGCCCAAATATATTGCGGTCTCATGCGACTGCCAGCGAACCATCTGCGCTGTTCAAAGTAAGAAACACATCCTGGATAGTCTCCAGCATTCGCAACAGTCAGGGAGATTTGAGCGCCTGAGCCATAGTTTGAAATAAGAGTAGCGGTCGGATTGGAATAGCCCGCTCCTGCGTTCTTAATAACCACATTTGTGAGTTTTCCCTGGCTGAATACAGGCTCCAGAACTGCTCCGCTTCCCGTTGTGTCGGTTACGTTAATCGAAGAGTACATGAATCCCGCGGACGTGGCCGAGGCTTGGAAGGATCCCGAGTAACGATAAAACTCAAACACACCGTTGATCTTACCGTTCACATCACTCCATGTCGGCCAGCCTGTAATGCTGATCGTGATGATTGGCCGCTTGTAGCCGCTTCCAGCCTGAGTGATGGTCAATCCTTTCAGCGGCCTGATGCCGATAACACGGGGATTAGGTTTGTAATAATCAGGCGGCGTGATGTCGAACCAGTCGGACATGGTGGCCTTAACAGGGCTGACCACGGCTCCGACACCGGACCCTTCAGCATCATGGACGGTAATAGAGAACGAGAAATAATCCATGAAGTCAGACGGGATCGAGCCGACTGGATAGCCGTATTTATCCGCCGAGCTCATTAAATTCCATTTGCTGTTGAAGTAGGCTCCCAGCATCGGCGCTTCTTTAAATTTCCCGCCATAGTCAAAGCCTTCTCCTTTAACTACCCAGGTTTCACTCTCCAAGAGCGATACGCCTATAAGCTCTCCGTTCGGGCCTGTGTATCCAGAACCCTGTACGGAAACGGTGGCCGCGCTAATGCCACCAGAAGTCAGGAACACATCGTCATAAATAGGCGGCGTAATCGAGCTGTCAGGCGCGATATTGTCATCATCAATGGAGTTTGTGCGGGTCTCGCCAATATAGCCATAGATACCGCCCTTATCTCGGTACACGCGGTAATGATCCGCCCCCGCTACGGTATTCCATGTAATGGTGTTATAGGCTCCATCCCCGTAAGGATTGCATGTCACTGATGCCGCCTGGCTGGCTTTCGATTCTTCCGAGTTGTCCAGGTTGCAACTTGTGACCACGTACTTTCTCACGTACCCGTCTTTGTATGTCGCAGACTGCAAGATGTGCTGTGTGGCCGTGACACCTGTCGGCGGTGTAAGGGAAGTGTTGAAAGTGATGTCCACCAGTCGCCAGTCCAGCGCGCCATATCGTCTCAATTCTCTCGGAGGATGGGAGCAGTGCACCAGCGTGATGATGTCTACGCTCTGAGCATAGTCAATATCAAAGAGTTCGGATTCATCGTAATCCGTGGCCACCTCATACGGGACATTGCCGTTCATTAAGGTTGATCCGTTCGTGTGAAAACGGACGTAATGATGCCCAAACTCTAAGATCATCGTTTGTGTGGCCGAGAAAGTGAACGGGATCAGCCTGCACTTGCGGTCTGGATACTTGGTCTCACGCACCATTGAGAATCCAGGCCTTCTCACTACAGGACCCTGCGGTTCAACAATCATATTGCGGCACTTGGCCAGGCCAGCCGAGTATGAAGGATCCGTGATTCTGGAGTACATCGAAGGAGAAATCTCACCTCCTCCGATACTCTGTTTATAGATTTTCAGTGACATTTAGATACTCCGTGCGGCTAAATGGGGCGCTAAATATTCGTGTTTGACCCTGATAGAGTTTCGAGAATCCTGATACTTTGCGTTCTCCAGGGCCTGGGCGGCCAACTGGAGCATCTGCTGCGCCAGTGATGTTTTCATTAACGGGCCTGTCAGGTAACTCGCCAACTGAAGGACAAGGGCTTGGACAAAATACTGCGGCATGATGCTCACGTTCTCCACGCTGGCCACATATCGGAGCATTGGCGCTGGTGAATCAGTCAGGAGAATAAATGAGCCTGTTTCCGCGATTGTCTCAATCTCAAAATCAAGTCCGGCCTCGTCCACCCTGGAGGACTTTTCGTACACCTTGACCGTGCGCAGATAGTCGGATGGCACTTGGTATCCGTGCGCCCACTGATACAAGTCGGCGTCATATTTCTTGTATTCAGGCAGTCTCACGCGCCTGATCGCAAAAGCCCAGTTATGCGCCTCCAGCAGATAACGGAGCGCCTGAGGGTAGTATTCAGCACAAGCCTCAGCCTGGGGATTCCCTTCTGGAGGTTTGATCTTCGTGATCGTTCCTTTCTCGCCCAGGTACGACAAGGCGGCATTGCAAATTGACACTTCATTCATATTAAAAAAGGGAGGTTTTTAAGCCTCCCTCCTCCTCTGCAACGAGAATTAACTGATTAGTAGCCTTCAACCATCTTGACGCAAGGATCTGTGAACTTGTCGAACACATAGGCGGTCGCCTTACCTGCGGTCGGAGCTGTGGAGGACACTGCTGTGGTCACGCGCAGATAACGCTTGCACTTAGCAGGAAGCGGAATTGCTACACCGTAACCGAGTGTCTTTGCGGTCAATGCGCCTGTGCTGGCCACCGTTGTATAGGTGGAGTTGTCGGCGGATTCCTGAAGATTGAAGGTGACCGTTGCTGTGGATGCTTCGATCTCTTCGGTCTGCATGATGACCAGGTAAAGCGGCTTCTGGCCTGTGGTGTTAATGTCCGCGCCGAGGTCGATCACGTCAGAAGTGATTGCGGCTGTGAGCGCCTTGTTCTTGAAAAAGAGTAACTCTTTGTCGTACATGATTCTGTCTCCTTAGCTGATCTTTGCGGAAGTCTTCAAAACGTCTTTGCCAACTTTCTGAACGGGTACACCGTCAAAGGTGATAACGGAGCGGCCTGCAACATTTTCAAAGTTGAGGGAGTTCGTTACCTTGTTGTTGATCTGGCGGCGCAGGTAGCTGTGGATTGTGTCGTTTGCGAAGAACACGGTCTTGCCAGGGTTGGACACATCAAGCAATTCAAGTGCCTGTGTCATCAGGTCAATGAGGTCATCACCAGAAGAGGCATTCTTGGTCAGGGCTGATGCGTCAATGTTGGCAATGCGGACAATGTTGAGCGGATTGAAACAGGCCACGCCGATATCAAAGCCCATGTCAGTGACATAAGCGTAATGATGTTTGCCGTTGTCATCGTCAATGCGCTCTTTCTGCGGACGTGCATCAATCCAGATTCCGCCCTGAGCACCATACTCAGGATAGAAGGTGAACATGTTTTCCGTATCGCAGGACAAAAGCCAGATATCGAAGTTGCCAGTTGCCTTAGTGGAAGAACCCTTGATGATACGGTCATAGAATTCATTGTCTTTGCCGTTAACAATGTCGTAAAGACCGAGGCTTGTTCCGTTACCAGAACCATAGAAAACAGACTTGGCGGCTTGGCGTGCAAGTCCACGCATTACTGCGGCGTCCTTACGCAGGCGGAATGTATCGCGCTCTTCAGGCTTACGAGAATCAAGAAGATCAGCGTCAACTTCAGAAGAGGTGCGGACACGGAAGGAATCGTATCTGACTGCACGCCCCTTGGCCTGAGAAGTGCCCCAGCCCTCGTTGTAACCGACTACTTCGCCTTCAGGGTAGTCAGTAACGATAGAGCCCTTACAGGCTGTACCGTCGTTAGCGGGAATGAGAGTGAGCTGATCGAAGAAACCCGAATAATCACGGATTGTCTGAATCAGAACCTTTTTCTGAAGATCGCTGTCCTGGGTCAGGTTAGCAATGTCAGCAAGCGTTGTGGCACCAGTATTGATAATTGCCATGATTTACTCCTTTGCTTTGTAGAAATCTGCTGCCGTGTAGATTTGCTTCACGGCGTTACTCTTTGCGGCGGGTGAGCGGTCCTCTCCGATAACCGAACCAAAATGCCTGAGGATCTTGATAAGGCCTGGATGATTTCCAGCGATAGCCGCCAGCTCCGCAACGTCTTCATCAACAAACTTTCCGTCCGCGCCTCTAAAGTCCTTGAGCGCTTTCTGCGCTGTGGCAATAGTTGCCTTCAGGTGATCACCTCCGATAACGGGATCAGCCTTGACCTTCTCCTGCCACGCCTTATTGGTTTGCGCGATTTGGTCGGCTTGTTTCTGAGCCAGGATCGGCGTTACCTTGTCGATAACGGCCTGCGCCTTGTCTTGCGGAAGATTCAGCTCCTTGGCTACTTCTGAGAATCCTTTAACCACATCAGCGTCAAGGGAAACACCTTGAGGCGCCTTGAAGTCTTCGTACTTCTCGGGAGCGCCAGCCTCTTTCTCAGGCTCCTGCTTCTCTTCGGTTTCCTTCTGCTCTTCCGTTGTGTCGGTATTGAGCAGGGAGGATTCTTCGATCGTTTCGGGAGTTGCTGGCTGTTGGGCTTGAGCTGTTTGCTCAACAGGGGCGGGAGTAGATCCGGCCTCGCTTTCAGTTTTTTCGGCTGTTTCTACAGTTTCATTCATTCTGTTCTCTCAATTCCTGAATAAATTCAGGTTTGTGTTTAATGACGTGCTCGAAAATCATCTGCGCAAACTCGCGCTTACCTTCTTTCCGAGCCATGTTGAGTGCGTTCGTATCGAATGCCGAGGCGAAAAAGCCACTCTCTGCAAACAATCGCTTAAATACTGTCTTTCCTGCCCGCGTCTCTAAAACCTCCTTGAGCGCCTGGCGGAATTCGTATTCCTCTCTAGCCAACTCGGCCTGCTTTGCATCGGCCTCAGCAGTCGAAGTTGCGAACGGATCTCTTACTGTCTTGCTCATTCTCTAACGTCCTAATTTCTTGATGCGCACACCCTTAGGCCATGCCCTCGGCCGCCATGTCCTGCATACCCTGGACGGCCTGGCCAGCCATGGTTTCTGGGCCTGTCGGAACCTTGCCGAGCTTGGCCAGCATGTCGGCGCTCTGGGTCATCTGCTGTTGTTGCTGAGCCTGCTGTTGTTGCTGTGCTCTCTGCTGTCTGATAGCTGCTACCTCGTCCGAAGAACGAAGAATTTCAGGCGAAACACCGCGCTTGTCGGAAACAATCTGGGCGTACTTGTCCAGATCGAAGTTGTCTAAGAAGTCGGGCTGAACCTGCGCTATCTGCAAGGCTTCCTGGATCGCCTGTTGGTCGGTACGGGATTGAATCTCTTTCTGACTGCGGCTCAGGATTGAGGTGTACTCGATATTCAGATCCGTGCCCTGAATCGACTCAGGCGCTGGCGGGATCAGGCCTTGTTCATTGAGGATGTCAAAGGTACGATCAATGAGCGGCTTAAGCACCTCGTTATTGAATCGACTGAGAACGGGGCCGAGCATTAAGAGTTTCTCTTCGTGCAACTCTGCAACCGCTGTTGCCGTCATCTGGTTGATAGCGCTCTGGTTGTTGAGCATGAGGAACATGTCAACACTGAATGCGCCCCTGATCCTCTGCTGCACCTCGGAAATATCCTGCCGAAGTTCGCCCAGGTTAATGTTCACATTCCACAACTGCTCTACAGGTTTGCGGCCTGTGGCACCGTTCACGAAAGAAACACCGCCTGGCTCCGTGTCAATGTCTGAATCTTTGGCCTCGGTCGGTAAGCCGATTGGCGGCTTGACCATGTAGTCAATAGCGTTGCCCTTCTGCTTCTGCTCATGCTGTAACTGCATGACATCGCCTAGAGCAATCATGCCAGGAGATTCGGAGCTGTATGTCTCGTTACTAATGGCGCCCCAGCGTCCCACGACCGCGGGGAATGACCTGTATCCAGATTCTCTCAAGATCGGATGTGCGCTGTCGTTGTAGTCCTTCAAGACGTAAACGGAGCGCCAGGGCATGTTCTTGTTGTCCTTGAATCTCGGATCACGGTCTTTGCGCGGCTCGATAGCATGCAGAACCACCTGCTGTTCATCCAACTTTCCAGCTTTGGCCACGGCGGCCAGACTGGAGGGGAGCACGTCAAGGCCGAACTCGTCAATGAGCTGGCGCGTGGTCATTGAGAACTCTCGATAGAGAGTGTCTGGAATGCCGCGGGCGTTGCAGGCTATGCAGTATTCACCGACGGTCAGCGGGCTACAAATAAAGCCGAGCTGGTCATCTTCTTCAATGATGATTGCCAGGACACCGAAAAGACCCGCCTCCATCCATCCGTGGTGCAGAGATTGATACAGGTTTGTCCGAGCAAAACTCATGTAAAGGATCTGGCTGACCTCAGATAGCCAGCGGCGCACCTCTACAGATTCGTCTAAGTCAGGGCTTCCCGTGGTCAGGTAAAACCACTGCTGTGAAGGATCCGTCATGCCAGACATGAGGCCCTTGGCCAGCACGTCCGAGGCCTTGAGCGGCGTATTGTCGTAAATGGAATTCCATTTGCCCTTGGCCTCATTCTGATTCTTCGGGCTCAAAAACTTGCCGTTAGCGGGCCTCAGAAACTTCGAGATATTACGCCATTGGTGCAGGTATGGATCCCGCTCCTTCTGGAGTTCTCTCCAGCGGTTTATGAGCTTTTCTCTTAATTCACGTTCTTTCATGGCCTACCCCAGGGCAGACTTCTTGCCCAGCGTTAAATCCTGATCGTCCACACCACCCGCGCCTGTCAACATGGTTTGGCCTCCAGACAACAGATCATTAGTGTTGTCGCCGAGGATCTTGCTAATGTCGGCGGTTTTCTGGTTCTGCATACGCATTTGTTCACGCTGTTGTTCAGCTTGTTTCTCAGCGTTTCGCTTGGCCTCTTCCGTGGCGTCCTTCTGAGCTGATGCCTGGCGGCGTGCGGCTCGGCTCTGTGTGTGAGAAGACAAGGCCGCAGATCCGGCCATAAGCAGGCCCATTCCCAGCATTTCCATGCCCATTTCTTAATCCTCCAGTGATTTGTAATAGGTGACATCCGAGCGCTGGAATAACCTGTCAAAGAGTTGCTCCGTTCTGGATCCAGCGGGGGCTGAAAATCGAATACCTGATGCGCCAAACTCTCTGGCCATTTTTATGGCGTGTCTCAGGAATTTGAGGCCGTGGCCTCGGTGCGCAGGCTCAAGGTAAAGCGTGTCAACGTTCGCGACATCTTTTGAGTTGTGGAGAGAAGGACACATGACTATGGCCATGAGGCCGACAAGTTGACCCTCACTCACGGCTCTGGCACAAAGCAATAAGCCGTTCTGTGCAAGGAACGAGTATTTGTCCTTGTCAACAATGCCCTTGAGGTCAAGGTGTCCAGCCTCCTGGCGGTAATGTGCACACACCTCTTCATACCGAGGGTCATTGAACAAGTCACTGAGCGTACAGGTTTCGATCTTCATCATGTCCCGATTGTCGAGCCTGTACGCAGATTGATGCGCACACCTCAGGAGGCGTAAGGATCCCTGATGGTTTTGGAGCGGTTATGCCGCTGATGCCGCCAGCTATCGTCCTCTATGTACTCCTGGATGGGAATAGCGAAACACAATGCGAGGGCGTCCGCGGTATCTGGAGAGTTCATGTTGCGGCGCTTCATTGAATCTTTGGATTCCAGGAGTAACCGGCCCTTCTGGTCGATCAGTTTCTCAGGTATGCAAAGATCCTCGGCCAACTCCTCACTCTTAAAGATCACTCCGTCATCGCGGATAAAGTCTCTCATCTTGTCCCACATCTCAGCACGCTTATTGGCCCATCTCTGCGGGTTCGTGCTCTGGCTGGCGCTGATGACTTTGTTGAGGTGCTGCACCTTATCCTTGAGCCAGTCGTAAGGGCTGGCCCCCACACCCGTGTAGTCCAGATTGATGTACACACGAGGAATGCCCTTGGCCTTGAGTTCGTTCGCGTACATGAGCACCTGCATTCCGAGCTGAGGGCCGTCTAAACCTCTGAATACTTTTAGCGGCATTGTGCAGTCTCTACCGATCTTGGTAGCAATAGCCGAGCGGTCATCGCCTTCCCGCGCCACGTCCACGCCCAGGATTGCAACGGTTCTTGAGTAGTTGACCTGGCCCACATCACGATTCATAGCCGCGTCAACGTCCTCACGGTTAATGAATTGCTTAGCTGATGCGCTGGGGAATACACCTCTAACACGCACCTTCACAAAATCGCTGTCCTCTCCGTAATCGTCCACGTACTCTTGCAACTGCTCCTTGTTCGTGATTTTCACCGTGCGGCTGTCAATGTTGTACGTGATCCAGCGGTGGCGGCTCTTGTGAAAAGCGTCAAAGAATGGGCCGTCTGGGCGCGTTGGGTTTCCAAAGATGCACCAGATAATTTGGGTGTCTTTGTCCGTTAATGCACCCTTAGTGACTTCATAGATTTTCTGAGCAATAACTGATGCTTCATCGAATAGCACCAGGATTCTTTTGCCCTGATTGTGCAGCCCTTGGAAGGCGTCCGTGTTGTTCTCATTCCACGGGATTGCATCAATTCTCCAGGTGTATTTGTGCCCTGGCTGAGTTGAAAAGATGGATTCCGCGGCTACCTCAAACCAGTCACGGAATAAGCATAGGTGGTGCCATTTATGGAGCTCAGACCATGTTTTGGTTATGAGCTGGTTCTTGGTCTCGGCCGTCACTACTCCCTTCATGTCCGGATATGTGCAGATGGACCAGAGCATGATCCAGGCTACAAAAGCAGTTTTGCCTATGCCGTGTCCGCTGGCTACAGCTATCTGAATCGCTTTATGTCTAGTTTCCCCATTCTTCAGCCGGTCGCGGATGTCACAAAGAATCTTCTGCTGCCACACGTCCGGGCCTTCATAGTTTGCCAGCTCACCATGTCCCCAGCGGAAACACTTCTGGACGAAAAGAAGAGGATCATTCGTGCAGGCTATCGCCAGGCGCCTCAGGCCCATTTCAAACTCAGCGGCCTCCTTATTCATCTTTGACCTCCTTCAAGACTTCATTCAGCCAGGAGGAGCGGTCAGAAATATTGACCTCCACCTGTTTCTTCTCAACGAATAGGCCTAATCGTTTGCCGAGCATGTCCAGGCATTTATGAGCGGTCTGTGGATCTTTCGTCTCCGTATGTACTACATTGCCGTCCTCGTCTTTAAGCTCGATCTCCTCCATTGAGCGGTTTTTCAGCTCCAGGACATCTCTAGTCCAGTCGTCAGCCGTGTACTCAAGTTTTTCTGATAACGCTTCCTGACGGCGTTTAATTTCCGCCTGGATGTTAAGTTTTGTTAAGTTCTGACTAGCTTGATAACGAGCCGTTTTCTCACTGTAGCCAGCACGTATGGCGGCCTGGGTCGCGTTGTAATCGACCATGTATTCATCAATAAAACGCTTCTGCTTATCGGTCAATGGCTTTTTCTTAGTCATACAATCCCCCGATTTTTCTACAGTATTGAGCCGTCCTGGTTACGGGTGCGCACTGCTTCATTTGAATTTGGTTGGAATAACTGCACGTCTGTGTCCTGAGAAAATGTCTCGTAAAGTCCGTATTGGAATATCCATCTTTTTGGAAATTTCACGCAAAGAAAGTCCCGCCAGGCGAAGATCAAAGCAGTGAATCAAGTCCTGATCTGAATACTTCGCCTTTGGGCTGGACACTCCGACACGTACTGACGCATCCGACAAGAGGACGGTGGACGGGTCAAGACCGAGCTCGGAAAAACTCTGGATATTGGCTCTTAACTCGGTCAATCGTTCTCGATATGCGCAGATTTCGTTGTACCGCTGTTTCTCCTTCTCTAAGTCCGACAGATTCGACAAGTCGGTTTTGAGCTTCGATTGGGAGCAGAGAGTGGTATCGGTATGCCCGAACAAGTCCCCTTGGATCTCGTTTTTCTTCATTCATCATTTTCCTCCAGTCGCGCTCACTTCTTCTCGAATGAGGCGGAATAGTTCTTCGATTGGGAGCACTGCCAGCCATTCTTTACGGTCGGCCCTGCACACGACAATGGGGCGCTCACCTGGTTCGCACCCGTTGCTGGCCTGCTCCATCCATTCGTAAAGATTTCCGATTGCGGCGCGCCTCTTCACTTCGAGTGAGTAAGGGTTGAGCTTGATGTCGGCTCCTCCGTCACGGGTTTGGGAGAGGTTGCGGTGTACTTGGATACCTAGATTCTGGAAAATCAGTTCGCAGACTTCGCGCTCTCCAGTCGCTCCTTTAGTTCTCTGTGCTTTTCCCATTCTTTTCTCCATTGGTTGAATGTTGTTTAAACAGCCGTCTAGCGTCTCTGGGCGATTAACTCAGCGTGGACGCGGTATCTATCAAATTGCGAGAAAAACGCTCTCCTGCGTTCAATACGCTCGTCTGTGTCACGTTCAAAAACCGAGCACCGTGTGAATGAGATTGGGTAGCATTCGATGCCGGCGCCTTTATCCGGGTGATGGCAGAAGATGTTCATGTCTCCGAAAGAAGCCTTCGGCCGCCGCCGGACATTTCCTGCCGGATCGATCCAGTAGCTCTCGGCAAACTTGCAGTACAGACAGCAGCCGCTCATGGTCTTCTCCTTTTTAACCGATCGGTTAATTTGGTTTCCTTACTGATCTGAAGCGCCGCCCTCACGAGCAACCCGAAGAGCACCAGATTGATAAACACCACCGGCGCCAGGATGATCATCAGCAGTGTCCACGCAGAATCAGACATACCCCAGCCTCCTAAAAGTAAGCTTCGTCATCCTGTTGCTTCTGGATGGCGTTGCGTTTGAGTTGTTTCACATAAGCCGAGAGCGGAGACAGTTGCTCAACCGTTTTCTCCTTCAGGCTTTCTTCCGAGTTTTCAAGCATGTAGGGCTTGACTACTTGGTTACGCACCCAACGTTTGATCCGGTTTCCTAGGTCATAGGCCGATTCATCACGGAACTGCTGCTTTCCTTCGATAGGAATACATGGGATATTTGTCTTCGGAGCCAGTTCCGGAATGCCTATTGCGTTGAAATACTCGGTTAGGTTTTGGATGACATAGGGGTGGTTGTAGGTCGAGTTGTAATCGTCAATCAGCCGCCAGTCCCTAAGGAGACGTTCTGCCAAGTCAATAAGATCCTTGAAGCGATGAAGTCCGGCCGTCACCGTCGGAAAATATTTGCCTTGAACGCCTTCGTGAAATTCACAAACGGTGATTCCTTGGGTCAGCTGTCCGCAAAAGACTGTGCACGGACAGCCATTGGCCCTGCAGGGTTGTTCAAAAACTTTGGGCTTTGACAGTGTCGAACTTAGCTGATCGTTTTCAAAGTCCAGATTTGTTTTCTTTCTAATGGTCATGATATCTCCTGTCACAAATCTTCTCGAAGTTCTTTTGCTGGACAATCC